AATTGGTCAGGTGATTGAGTACAAAAAAGAAATATTTCGTAATGGTGAGCATCACTTTGTTTTAGCCGATAAAAATGTAGTTCCATCAATTTTCTTCGATTCTTTACCTCAAGCTAAATAAAAGGAGACATTTAAATGAACCACACACAGCACCCCTACATGGAGCAAGCAAGGCGCTTAGAGCGCCGCTCTGATTCTGCCCCCGACATTCTCGCCGCCGTTGCCATCGGCATCGGTCTTGCAATCCTCTTAGCCGCATGGTGGTCAACATGAGCATCGCACTAGAAATCACAGAACTGATAAACCGCATAGCGCCAGCTAAAGAAATTGTTGGTGGCTTTATGAGCCGCAACGAGATCATCGAACTCATTGACAAGGTTGCCAATACTGCCGTTGCTATCGGTTGGACTCATGGCGAGAGCATGACAAGGAAGCGTCTTGAGAAGAAGATTGAAGTCATGGAACAAGAAATGGTCATCATCAAGGAACAGATGAAAGCCTTGGAACTCGACCTGTTAGTGGCTGAAAGCAAATGAATACCCTCATCAAGTTCATCATTGCCGCTGCCTGTGCAGCGTCTTTGATGTACTTTGATTCCCTAGATAACAAACCAAAGGAAAAGACAAATGTGGGAAACAATCGTATGGGTAACAGTGATAGGGGTTTCAGGGTTCGCATTGGGAATCTTCGTTTGCATCGGATTTGTGTTGTACCTACTAAACAAGGAACCAGACGAGTGAAATGTCCAGTTTGCGAGTGGACTAGAACGCTTGATAACAGATATGTGTGCAAGAAGATTGAACGAGTCATCATTGCAACTCAAATAAAGAAAAGGAAAAATTATGGGATGGAGAGAACTAACCACCAAGTACGTTAGAGATTTACTCAGAGCCAAGACTCCTTTAGAGGTAGCTGAAAAGGAACTGATTGAGGCACGACATTCCAAGATGCAGGGTGAGACTGCTGTCGAATACGCTCAGTCAATCGTTGCGTACAACGATAAACGCATCTTTAGACTCACCGACCTGATTGCTGAGTTGAAGGGTGAATACTATGACAGATGAAGATGAAGCATTCAATGACATGGAGAAGCAAAGTATGTGGCGTAAACGTGCCGTACAAGCTGCTATATCCAAAAACCCATATAGAGATCAAGTTATTGAGGAAGTCGCCAAAGAAGTTGAGAAGCTAACTGGCTTTGGTAAGGATACGATTGATGGCTTGACTATTTACATCAGGAACATGAAGACATGAAAGAAAAGATAGAGCAGGGTAGGTCTGTTAATTTGCGCCTCACGCAATCCGAATATGCAGAATACATCAGATTGGGTGGGGTTAAGTGGATGCGGATGTTCCTGCAATTGAGTGCAGGGATTCACAAACTGGTAGCCGCCAAAGAATGTAACTTCTGCTCAAGATGCGGTAAACGTACAGCAGACCTGAAAACAATTCACACTTGCACACCACCAAGGGGAGAGGCATGAATAAACCAAAGAATGTTTTTGATTGGAAAGATGGGACTCCCTCAATCTGGACAAGGGACAAGGAGATGCGCCAGATTGCACAAGGTAGGGCATGGGGTTATGCTGCACAAGCTAAAATGTGCTTACATGACAAGCAACAAGTCAATGTATTTTCAAAGGCTAAACTTAGCAAATGATTCGGAAGATAAGAACCTTCTACGGGCGGCAGAATGGTCAACGTGGAAACAAGGTAACCACTGTAGATCATGGTGTAGCTTGGTTATGCGAGAAGTGTGGTGAGGTGATCTTGTACGAACACCTCACCGCTAAACACTTCTGTAGGCGGCTTATTAAGCCTGTAGACCTTGAAGGTACTGAGTCTTCCCTGCCACCTTGACAGCAGTCAATTCCTGCTTCTTCAAGTTATTAGGGTCATAAGACACATGAACCCAACCAGAGTCAGGGATACCTTGTGTGTAGAACTCTAAGATTAATTGGGTGTAGTCCAAGTTATCCATAATCCACTGAGCCAATTCATGGTTTGGGATGCCATCAATCTCAATGTCAGCAGCTTGACCCTTGCAATGGTCTGAAGTCTTTGACCCGCCAACAGCCGCATTGGACTCAGGGCTACGATAACCTGAGTTCACAGTAACTGATTTGCCAAAGTGTTCACGCACAGGCTGAAGCACCTTTTCGCAAAGAGTCTTCAAGTTTTCCAATGCCTCATCATCAGGCGTATTGTCCAGACCCAACCTAGTGGCTGTGTCAGACTTGGTTAGTTCTTTGAGGGTAAAGTTGGCAGAGAGATTCATTTCATTCCTTTCAGGGTTTCGTAGGTTTGGATACATTGGTTGAGTTTTCTAATTGCGGAGTCTCCTTCACTAGCGATGGCGATAAGAGTTTCACTAACCTGTCCACTAAGTTCGGTTCGTGTCTCTCCGCTGTTATCTCCAGCGGTAACGGCGGTAACTGAGGTGGAACATACGGGGCTTTGGGTTGGGATTGACAGGCGCAAAGCACCAGAGGCAACATCAGCCCGTAACTTAGTTTCTTTAGTCCTAGCGGCATTCTGTGATTTCCTTAAAGTTTCAGCATAGGTATTAGCTACCTTTGCCATGTTTTGCTCAGTCTCTCTTGCCTTGGCATTCAAGGCGGCAATCTCTACTTGCTGGCGGGTAACCTCATCCTCGCTACCCTTGTAGTACCCACTGCCAGCAGCAGACAGTATCGCCATCAGAATTCCTAGCAAGACCCACGGGTTAAACAAACTCATGGTGCGGGGGGTTCATCGTTGTCGGTTACTTCTGCTTTGGCAGTGGCTGTTGCCACAGCTTTAACAGCACTACGACCAGCTACACCACCAAGTACACCCGTGATGAAAACCATTATGGTATTGATCTGTTGAGTGTAAACCTTGTCGATTGCTGCCATCCCATTCATGGGTTGCGTAACAAAAGACACGCTATACAAGAACATGGCAACAGAGCCAAGAAGAATCATAGTCAACGAGAAGATGACAATTGCCCAAATCCTTACTTCAATTTCTTCAGCACTGAGGCGGTTATTAGGTTTATATCCAATGGTAGGCATTACTTTTTCTCCTGTTCGGGTTTGACGAGTTGCTCTGGACAAGTACCTGTAGCGGTACAAATTGGGGGTTTGCATTCAGCATTAGACCAATTTAATGGGTCTTGGCAAGGATAGCGGTAGCGGTCATCACAGCCAGCTAACAGCACCAAAAGGATAGATAAGCCCCAAATACAGTAAATGTTCATTTCTGCTTCTCTCTTTCAAGTTCTTTAATGACCTTTTGCACTTTTTCCTGCTGTTGTTTCGCTTCATGCTTGGCTTGCAATACATCCATGTACAACATACCCAAAATAGGCAACAGGAGTATGACAAGAATACAAGCTGCAATCCACCCCACTACGCTCTCCCAATCTTGCTTACCAGACCTATTAGCATCCATAGGTATATTAGGAATAGGAAAGTTACCAACAGGTATGCTTGTTTTTCTGCTAGGAGTCGCTCCCTTTCCTTTCGTAGCCATGATTCTGCATCCCGCATCTTCCTTGCTTTTGCTTGCTCCGCAGCAATGATGTCTCTCATGCTGAACACTTCTGAATACAAAGCACCCATCTCAGGTGGAGATTGATAGACCATGCACTCTCTGATCTGAACTACCAACCTCTCCATCTCTTGCTGTGCCAAAACCCTGTTCAGGGCTTCTTCCATCAAGTTCACATCATCAGAAAAAACTACAGTCCTAGCCTTCTCCTCTGACTCCCTGATGTGCGCTTCTAACTGTTCTTGTAACTTGAAGAACTCACTCAGGTTCTTAACGATTTCAGCTTTGACTTGAGTTTCGTCAACAGCAACATAGTCAGACTTTTTAGCCTTTGCCACAGACTTTGCAGTTTCAGGCTTGGGACTACCGCCAAATAGTTTACGCAGAGTACCCCAAAATCCTTTAACCTCTTTGCCAATGGCAATAACTTCATTAGCAGTGTTTCTGATCTCAACAAAAGATTCTTTAGCTTGCTTATAGAGGTCACAGCCAGCTTGGATATTTTTAACCAGACCAGCCGCAAGAAGACAAATAGAGATTGGATCAATTTCAGTCTCCTAAGATGCCTGTGGCAGTGCCAAGAGCAGCCGCACCAGATAGCAAGCCTGTTGGCTTCTTCCTTGCTCTGCGATTTAATTCAGCTAACACTGCTCTTTGCTCAACAGGGTCAATACTAAACAATTTCTTTTGCAATGCTTCTGATGTTTCACTGCTTATGCCCCTTGATCTAGCTAAAGCATTCTTGAGTAAGCCAAGTGCTGTGCCAGTTAAGTCACCGCTGGTAAGGCTTTGTGTGATGCTTCCTAATGCTCCAGCTTCTTCTTGTGTAGCTAAACGCTCACCAGTTTTAGACCCACCAAGCAACGCTTTTGCTGTCTTGCTTTGTTCGCTCAATCCCTTAACGTATTGAGAAAACTCTGTATAGGCATCCTGCGCTGACTTTACTACCTTACCATTGGCATCAACAGTATCAGTAAACGCATTACGAATAAGCAGCTTTTGGTTGTCTGACTTAAATATTTGACGGGTAAAATCACCGCCTTTAAAGTCACCTACACGCTTGTTAATATCTGCCATCAAACCAAGTCTGAATGCTTCTTTTTCATCAGAGTTCATAGCCTTAATCTTGGCAACAGCTTCCTTTGTATCAAGTTGTTGATACTTCTGACCCATCTCAAATGAACTCTTGATTCGTGAAGCATCAGCAAATTCAGCATTTGCCTTTGCGTAGTCAGTATTCAATGATTTTATCTTGTCATTAAACTCATTTTTTACATTTATGACATCACGACCATAACCAGATACCTTGCCTGTTACAGAATCAGTTTCTGCATCAATAACACGATCAAGACCAATTTTGATTTTGTGCAGGATTTCGGTTGGCACTGACTGAGCATTTTTGATAGCATTCAAATCAGGTAACTTGATGCCTTTTGTATCTGCACTCTTAACAGCTTGGTCATATGCTTTGACAAATACTTTTCTATCAATGTACTCTCTAAATGGTCTGGCATCAATGTCTAACGTGTAAGCATTTGGATATGCTGCATTTGCTTTGCTTGATTGATTCTCAACAAGTGCAGTCAAGTATTCATAGCCATTGACATTCTTAGCCAATCCTGCCTTGTCAACCAACCCCCGAACAATGTCATTTGGTTGGTCAATCATTCTTCCTTCAAGGAACTTCTCTGTAGTACCCTTGTTTTTAGATTGGATAATGTATGCGTTATAGGCTAAATCATTTAGGTTCTTACCCAAGTCAGCAATGACGGGATTAGGAACACCAATGCGGCGCAACTCATCCAATGCAGCCTGTGCTTCTTGTGGAGTTAGATTGTCCTTCTGCATATAGTTGGCAAGCATCTTTGATGATGCTGTAGCTTGGTCACCAATGCCTGATGCATTAAGAACATTCTTGATGATTGAGCCAGCCTTATCAATAATGATAGGAACAGTACCTCCCAAAACACCCCCAAAAATACCACCCATAACAGTGTCAGAAACAGCATCTTTCTCAGAATACCCATACCCTGATAAAGCACCAGTAGCAGCACCAACAGCAGTACCACGACCCGCCTGACCCGCTAATGTTGTACCTGTTACTAATGCTTGAGTCTCAGGTGCTAACTTTGCAACTTGACGGGCTGCACCAAGTGGGAGAGCAAAACCACCAGCTAACTCCAATGGAGTTTTAACTAATGGCATATCTTCACCAAACTGCTTTTGCTGTTCACGCAGTTGATTTCGTTGACGCTCATAGTCAGCACCGCTAATAGAACCTGTACGCAATGCGGCTTCAAGTTCATCTAAAGTACCAAAGGTTAAACCCTGACCCAATGCCCTCGCTGATTCAGCAAGTGGTGAATATTTAGTGTTTTCTTGAAATACTGAAGTTCTAGCCTCACCTTCAGCTAAAGGTAATTTTGTGTAGTCAGTCATTATGGCTTCACCCTTCTAGTCCCTTTAGGGTCAACAAAAATAGTTCCTGATGGATACTTTGGATTCTTCAAGAATGAGTCAACATCTTGTTGCGTAAATGTTTGTGGCTCAAATCTCAATGTCTCAATTGGGACTTCAGGCAATCTAGAACCAGCGTTAACCCTGCGTCTTTCAATTGATTTTTGTGCATCAGAGACTTTTCTTGCATTAAGTTCTGCAAGTGTGTTAATTGCTTTAGCAGCATCAACCTCAGATTCAGCACCTTGCAATTCTTTGATTGATCTTGCGGCATCACCCTCAGTTTGAGTACCTTTATTCAGACGTAAAGATTCATTGACAAGACGGGTCTTAAATCTCTCAAAATCATTTCTAGCAACTACATCAGGGTCATTTGAACCTAATGCACTTCTAGCCGCAATAGATGCACGATCTTTCAATCCAAACTTAATATTGCCAGCCTTGATGCTGTTTACATAATCATATGCTTCAACAGCAAGATTCCTTGCCTCACTAGCCCTAGTGTAGTCAGCTTCTTCATCTTTAGCCAAGTCAGGTCTAAGTGGTTTGTTGGCTTTTTCTTCTTGTTTTCTTACGACTTCATCCTGCTTCATTTGACGATTAAATGCGGCATTCTGTTGTGCAAGAGCATTATTAGATTGTGCGATTGCAAGATATGCTTGAGAAGTTTGAAGACCTTGCTGTTTATAACTATCCATCAGCGCCTGATTAGATTTAATCTGCGCCTGATTTTGCTCAAATTGTTGAACTCTTTGAGTTGACTCTGCCAATTTGGTGACTATGCCATCAACCTTTTCGGGGTCAATAGTTCCCTTTTTAAAACTGTCTGAATATTGTCTTGCACTAATTTTTACAGACTCAGGGATGGTTGCGTCATCAATAAATATTTTGAATGGGTCATCTTCAACACCACCAGCCGCACCCAACTGACGCAAAGCAGGAAGAACTTTAGCTTGCTCAGATATAGCTGTACGACCTTGAGGGAATGAAAGCAATTTAGCCTTAACATCCTCATTGATAGTGCCATCAGGATTCTTAAGCTGACCAACCAACTCATTAGCCATGTTAGTAAGGCCTTGAGTTTTCATCCCCATACCACGCTCAGTAAGGTAATCAGTCAATTTATAACCCTGCAACTGACTTTCTTGAGCCTGTTGCTTCACCTTCATCATCTCATTACGCAACAGGAAAGCAGCTTCTTGATCTCCAACCTGTAATGCGGCTTGAATGGCTTGAGCATATGAATCAGGGTTGCTAGGGTCAATCATCCCAATGATTTGTTGACGTTGAGCAATCTTTTGCAACTGTGGGTCTTGACCACCCAAAGCACCGCCAATAGCACCGCCTAACTGTTGACCAGCACGAAAAGTTCCATAGTTGGCTCTTGCCATTGGGCTAAGATTTGCATACTGAATAGCTTGCGCTTCTTCCGCTTGCTGTTGAGCAAGTTGGTACTGGTCTGGAGTAGTAAATAAACCGAGAATTTCTGATGCCATGATTATTCCTTAGTAGTCGTAAATTGGTGTTCCAGACGCAGAAAATTCATTCCCCATACTATCAAAATAATTTTTTGGTGGGCTAAAGAAATTCTGCACACCTTGAGTAAATTGTCTATTCCTAGAGAGTCCCTGCAACAAACCAGCTTCAGGACTAAATCCTCCAGCTTGTTGTCGAGTTAATGCAGCATTTGAACCACCAGTAAATAAGAATTGACCAGCATTAGCACCAGCAGTAGAAGCCTTACCACCTAACTCTGAGCCTAATCTCAATGATTCTTGTCCAAGCCCCTCAATTGCTTGACCAGAACCCAAATAGCTTGTAAATGGGCTTAATGCATTAACCTGACCACCATAATACTGGTCTAACAGTCGATTGCCTGTACTAAATAGTCCTGTGCCAAAGGCCGTTCTTTGTTGTCCAGCTTGATCAGCCTGTTGTGCAATTTGTAAGTCTTGTTGTGCTATTGCGTTGTAATATGCTTCTAGTTCAGGATTGGTTGCCGACAATCCAAGACCACCACTAGGTCTTTCTCCAGTTGCACCAACCGACAATCCTAAACGACCTTTTTGAAATTGATCATTTCTTAATCCAGCTAAAGAACGCTCTCTACTTGGGGCAAGCAAGTTGTATTGACCCTCCATGTATTTTTGCGCTGTTTGTTCGGGGGTTTGTAGTAAATATTCACTTCCCAAATTAAACAAAGATTGAGCCGCACCAATATTAGGTCTAAGTCGTGCTTCTCCAGCTTCTGCTTGTGTCAAAGCACCATATGACAGAACACCTAAACGATCTTGAGAAGCCTTAATTCTAGGGTCAAGTTCATAACCAGCACCAGTAAGATAACCTTCTGGCGACATCTGGAAATTAGATTTACCAAAGCGTGTAGTGATTCCAACAGGGCGAAACTTAGCCGCTTCAGCCGCTAATCTAGCAGCCTCAAGTTGAGCCGCAGCAGATGTATTTGCCGCTGACTCTGTAGCAGACGCTTGCTCTTGCGCCCCTATAAAACTAAGTACTGCACTAATAGGCATATCAATCCCCTTTAATCAAAATCTCATCCACTTTAGACAAGTCTTTCTCGTCTGTGGCATGAATACAAAACCAAACACAATCAGTAATTGCTTTAACGCCGTGAATCAATCCAGCCTTAATCTCTAAACAAGCAGGGGCAGTCACAATATCAATCTCATCCCCTCGTAACACAGCAACCTTACCTTCAGCCAAAATAGACAAGTGACTGAAGTTATGCGTATGCTTTAGGATGGCTGTGCCAGCAGGAAATCTAGCTTCCTTTGCATACAGTCCATCAGAAAAGTGGTGAGTAATCATGTGATTTTATTTAGCCTCAAGTGCAGCAATACGCACTGCTTGTGCATCAACCAGTGCTTTAAGGTCTTGAATTGCTTTAACCAAACGAGAAGCATTTTTGTCTAAACCAGACAAAGTTAAATAGCCATCTTTTGTTTCGCCTACTAAGTCAGGATAAATTTCTTTGACCTCTTGGGCAATAAAACCAATTTGATGTGCTTTTTCTAATATGTAGTCAAATTCAACAGGGCGCAACGCCATAATGTTTGCAAGTTGCGATGGTAAATTTACGATGTTTTCTTTTAATCGAATGTCAGAGTTGGCAGTGAATTGTGCTTGAGCAGCACCAGCGCCCGTAATTGTGCCATTCCCATTAGCGCCAGAGTTGTAAGCAAATGAAGCATAGACTTGAGAGCTACTAGCTGTTGTGCCAAACTTTATGAGGTCTAAAAGAGCATTTGAGTCTGCCGATACGCTACTTCCAAGAATAAGGGCGGCTTTGGCAGAAGCAACAGTAAAGGTACTGGAGTTGTTAGTTGCAGAAGTAGTACCCACTAAAAGATTCCCATTGGCATCTTTTCCTAGCTGTCCAGAGCCAATGTTGATAACACCTGTACCACCAGTTAACGTACCTGTATAGGATGGGTTAGCTGCTGGCAAAGCGCCTAAATTGGTTAAAGCATTTGCCGCTGTTGAGGCATTTGTACCGCCGCTAGTTATTGGTATAGTGCTTGAAGAATCGTACTTAGTTGCTACAGCAGTTGCAATGTTGTTGTACTCGGTATCAATCTCTGTACCTTTAACAACCTTGTTTGCATCTCCAGTTGTGAGTGCGTCTTTAGCTGCAAAGTTAACTGTTTTTGTATAGTTTGACATGGTTGCTCCTTATGCAAGTTTGCCTGTTTTGGTTTGAATCTCAATCTTTTGGAAAGAAATTGGTGACCCGTTAATGTTAATCTCAAATCCCGTCTGAACGACTTTTCCTGACCCGCTTCCGTATGCAGTCAATTCTTCTAAAATTATGCCTGTTGCATACTCTGCAATGTTGTATTCGCCAATGCCATACTCAGACACAGCTTGCGTTGGTATGGAAACTGTTTGTGATTGATAACTTGATGAAAAGTCATAACCCCAAAATATAGATATTGCTTGGTTACTACCACCCACAACAAGAACCTTGATTTTCTTGATGATTGAGGTTTGCCCATCATTGCCCAAGTCAGCGTTGTTCGTGTAATACTCCATCCGATACGCTGAAGTATTATCTTGGTAACCAGTGTATTTTGTTACAAAACCAGTTTGACCAATGAGTAAATCTCCATTCCTACGAGAGCAAAAACTTTGTGGCGCAATGCTGTCCCATATCGTTACACGATAAGACCCATCTTCTAAAGTTGTCTTAGTGTCAAAGCAGAAAACTTTTCCTGCTGTGGGGCAAGTTAACAAGTAAAAACCATTCTGTTCAGAATAGACTGCTCTTAACTGAGTGTCTGATTCACTTGCAACTGTGGCTAGAAAATCGTTTCTAATGTTCTTAGACAAGTCGCCTAAAGGTGCAGACTTTTCTTGCACTGTACGCAAGACAGAACGCAATCCACTGCCACTCAAGAAAACAACATCCTTGCCTGTGTTTTGTATTGTGTCTCTTGCTATGCACCCAACACTTGAGATAGTGTCGGAAAGCGTCATGGTTGATGGAGTAGTGGCATTTGCATAAATCAAGATTTGCCGTCTACCAAAGATAAACAAGAATCCGTTATGAGCCGCCAACCCTATTATTTCATCTGAGCCGTTAGACCAGACACGGGAAACATCTAACGTACCTGAAGTACCAGTAGACCAAACAAAACCCGACAACAAATCAGAGAACGATACTGTTGTGTTGTTGGTGGTTGTGTTGGCTGCCCAAATACGACCATATGCAGAGATTGCCACATTTGCGCTAGGAACAGTACCAAGGTAACCAGACTTTTCAGTTACTCGGCGAAAAGTTGTGGTGGAAACAGCAGGGTCGTAAATAATTGGGTCATTGTTTAGTTGAAAAAAATAAACAATGCCGTTAAGACTCGCAGCTTGCCAGTTGCCTGCATTAAAGTTTGGCGCAGTTGCTGGGCCGCCATACGTCAATTCACTAATAGTGCCTAGACTTGAAGCGCCTTGCGTGTATTCTGCAAGAGGTACGCCGTTAGAGCCATATTGAGCAATGTTAAATTCGGCTACAGCACCTGCTGTAGACAAACCAAGTTTAAACAGTTTGCCATTACCAAAAAATAATACAGTAAGTGTGCCATCAGTTTGGATCAACTCATGGATTACTGTAATTTGATTTGCGCCTAACGTGCCACTAGATGTGTTGATGTTTGCATAACCTTGCCTTGCGCCTAATCGACCAAACTTGTCAATCACGCAGTTAAGCGCAATACCAGCAAACCCACTCGATATTTCTAAAGATGGGTCTTGTGTATTCAACCCCAAAAAAGCTGGTGCTGATACGCTAGAAACTTGGAGGGCTTTACTCATACCGCAACAAACTCCTGATTCTCAGGATAGCGAGTGCCTTCCAGAGCGATGTAGTCAGACAACATAGATTTATATAGTTGATATGCTTCAGATGAATTAAAACCACCATCTTCACCACGTTCAATCAAGGCACGAGAATAGGCATTCTGAACTACTAAAACGTCAGGAACAGCCACAACAGTTGCATCTAATGCCAAGGTAGCCTGTGGCACTGTTAAGGCAAATTTAATTGTGTAAACAGCATCAGGTATTGGGTATAAATTTACCTTGGTGTCGTAGCTTGCATCAACTCCATCAAAAGCAAATTCTGTAGGTATTTGATTAGCAAGTGGTGTAAAATTTAATTTACGATTCATGTCTACAAAGCTAATATTTTTAAGTCCTACATTACTTGTAGTGTTAATGACATCCATCACTTGAAACTTCTGACCAGCACCTGTCAAAGAATAAGATGATGTAGATGCTACTGTGGTAACAGTAATAGTTTGACCCAAAGCATTCCAAGAAAAAGCATCTTCAATCTGACGCTTAGCATCATTGACAAACTTGCCAATTAGTGTGGAATAAGAATTAAGAACGACAGTGGTAACTGTTGGCTCACGCAACCTTACTAGTACATCGTTTACAAGTTCAAGGTAGGTCATAGTCTAGTCAACCCTTCAAGTTCAATTGTTGCAATTATTGTGAATGTAGACCCAGACTCACTTGTGGCTTTAAGAATATCACCTTCTTCAAGTACTAAGTACGACTCACCAAAATCAAAACCAGTTGTAAAAGTTGTTACCGCTTGCTGATAGCTAATTGCATAAGTTACAGCCGCTGAAGTGTCTGTCCAATCAAGAGAAATGTATTTGGTTGAGCCTGTTTTATTGGTTGCTCGTACTAACACGACTTTGGCGTAATAACCAATCGGGCAAGTAAATACCGATGTCAGCGTGTTAGCTGTAAGATTGGCTGCAACGGACACTGCTCTCATTTTGCTTTTGCCTTATTCCTTGCGGAGATAGCTTTAGCTTTTGCCTTTGCGTCAGCCTTTGAGGTTGCACCCCATGCCTTGAGCGAAAGAAGCAGTCTTGTTGGTTCACCATCCTTGAACTCTGCACCAGCATTGTTGCCCATGCGAGCCAAGAAACTTGCTCTGCGAGGGTTATCCCCCGACTTTACTGGCGGCTTCAGATTACCACCAGTTTCCGCATTATAAGATGATCTCCCTCTGGCATTCAAGCCGCCTTTTGGATTTTGACCAGCTTTTGTTTGCCAAGTGGGTGTTTTCATCTTTACCTCATCTAAACTTTGATGTCTTCTTTGCAATGCTCTTTGGTTGGGCAACAAACTGTTTACCAGATGCAGTACCTTTGCGCTTGGCTTTGGAAGTTGCCGCATACTCAGCAGCACTCAAAGACTTAATTGCCGCCTCTGGCAGATACCTCTCACCCGTCTGGGATGAGGGCTTACCCGACTTGGTGCGCCATTTCTGCTTTCCCCAATCCTTGAGAGATTGTTGTGGGTCTTTCACTTCTTAGCCTTTGGCTTAGATGGTGTGTGCGTCAAAACCTTGCTTGATGCAGAATGCTTTGCGCCCGTCATTAAAGTTGAACCCACCTTGTGAGTATCACCCTTGTACAGCTTGCCATCAGGCAAATAGTGTGGTTTGTCTTTGCTCATGTCTTGTAACCCCCGCCCTTGGCTTTGTACTCTTTGGCGAGCAATTGTGCTTTTCTTGCTGACCACTCACCAGAATCCCCGCCTGATGACCCTGCTTTAATCTTCTCAAACAAGGCTTTTCGCATGGTGGGCTTGGTGTAAACCCCTGCTTGATTGACCTTAGATTTGGTTTTCATTTGTCAATACAACACTTTTGCCGTGATGGTTCCAGAGGTGTATGCAGTGCAGTTTGCCCGCAAATACTTAGGAGCATTGGCTATGGTGACTATGCCATCAGCAGTCAAAGCAGTGCCAATTGTGTCAAAGGTTGTCCCATCTAAGCTACCTTGGAATGCAACAGTTGCGGTTGTAATGCCACTAACTTGCAAGAACGCTGGTTGACCAGCATCTGCTTGTACAGATTTAGAAGCACCTGTAGCGACAACAGCACTCAATAGAGTGACGGGAGTGGTTAGAGATGCCATTACTTACCTCTTGAGGATTTCTTCATCATGTTGGTAGCAGTCCTGCCACCACGCATAGGCATAGGCATTTTAGGCTTACCAACTGCAACCATAATAGTCACAGGAACGCCCTTTTTCTTACCCTTGCTTGAAGTCTCTTTAGCCTTACCACCCATTGTTTTTCCGTACATAATTTTCCCCTTATTTCCACAGTCTGTCAGCAACAAAGGTAATCACACCACCCATAAATGAAGCGATGGTCATACCCATCCAAAAACCACCTTTGCCCTTGTTGGCAAGTTCAAGTAATGACTTGACATCCGTACTCAATTGAGTTACCTGATTATGTAGAGACTCTACTTGAGCCTCTAACCTACCAAAATCTCTTGCGTCAATTTCAGCCATTTGCAACCTTTCGGGGTCTTCCCATACGCTTGATTGTTGGAATGACAGGCGCACGAAATGCGGTATCTGTTCTAACTTCTGATTCTATGGTTACTTCTGGCTCATCTACTCTCACATACCCTTGATGACCCCTCATAGAGTCAATGTCGTGCTGGTATGTAAAACTTACAGTGTTACCTGTTTGAAGACAGCGAAAAGTAGCCATAAAACCCTTAAATGAGAAAGGGGGGACTAGCCCCCCAATCTTTATACCATTCGAGCAATAACCAATTTAACAGTGGTTGAGGCCAAATTAACAGCCGCACCAGTTGTATTAGTTGTTGCAATAGTCACTGTGTTTGCCGCTGAAACGTAAGCACGGCGAACTAAACCCGCCTCATCTACACCA